TTCGTTTTTAAGTTACGGCAACAAATTTAGCCCTATGCGCGGGTTGATTTTCGTTTCAATTATTTTGCGGCTACGTTGTTACCATTGATGCCTTTGCTATATTTGCAGCCATGACCGATAAGCCTGTGACCATAAATCTAAGGGGCGTACCTGAAGATGTGCATGCTATCATCGTGGAGGAAAAGACACGGGCTGAACTTGCAACGGGTAGGGTGACAAGCAACCCGCAAGCGATTTACACATTGATCAGAAAAGCTAAAGGGAAATAATGGAGTACGTTATATTGTTTGTTCTTATTTGCGGTCAGCTATTTAACATTTATGTGTTATATGGGAAGGATAAGCCGTGCGAAAACAATGGCGTAACATGCTTTACATTCGCGAAGAAGTGCAAGGAAAAAACAAACTGGACTAGACTCTTAAATGAATCAATGCCTTTGCCCGACCAAATAAAGAACTTTGAAGTCATGGGTAATTCTATTTACTTCGAATGGAGGCGCAACGAGTACAAAATTGAAACAAAGACCTGTTCTGTTTGGCTTGTCAAAGGCGGCATGTTAAATGGTGACGATTGCTCTACTTTGATTGAGCATATACTTAGGGAGAAGCTGAAATGAAAGACATCATCCCATGCGATAAGATACAGGAGTTTTTGGACAAGAACCCCGTTAAGCACACTTCTCTTTACCTTACGCAAGAATGCCCGATCGAGGTTGTCAGCGTAAAAGGCGAGATAGGGAATCGAGATGAGATCATTGTGCGAAGAAAAAATAAGGGGAAATGAAAATAGCCATGACCTCCATTGCCCCGCGTCATGCGGTTGGTCATGTGCAGTCCTCCGCTGTTCAGTCTTGGATTGACAACGGATTCAAAGTCTATTCGTTCAACTGCCCGACCGAGATAGAGCAGCTTAAAGAGCAATATCCGCACGTTACTTTCGTTCCTTGTCACGGCACTATGCGAGGCGTTTTCAAAGCTCCGTACGTACCTATTTCAGCCTTCATCAATTACGCCAAAGAGCACGACATCGAGCAGGTTTTATTGCTTAATTCCGACATCGTAATTAAGGATGAACAAGGCGCATTGAATCGGTATTTGGATTGGGCAAGTAATGGCCTTGTCATCGCGAATAGGGAAGACCATAATGGTGACTATAAAACGCCTATCCGTTACCCGCATGGTTTTGATGCGTTCATAATCCATAAGAACTATTACGACAGGATACCGACATCAATGTTCTGCATGGGTCAGACGTGGTGGGATTATTGGTTGCCTTATCGCTTCTTAAAGCAGAATATACCCGTTGTGATTGCCCGTGAAGAAATCTTCTTTCACCACAGGCATCCCGTGCAATATGATGGCAAGGAGTGGGTAAAGATGACGCAGCACTTTCAATGGATTGAGGCATACAATGACAAGCTAAAACCGCAACAGGTTACGGGAGAAGTTTACAACTACATAAGAAGGCACTCGAAATGACAGTGGATATTTTTTGCCGCACATACCATGCTGACCTTAAATGGTTAGAACATTCCTTACGCTCAATTCATAAGCACGTCACTGGATACCGCAAGATTGTTGTCGCTATCCCTAACGCGGACATGCTATCACATTTGACGGCTGAGACGGTTGTTCAAGTAGAAGACCTGCCAGACGGTTACATTGGCCAGCAGTTCACAAAGATGAACGCACACCTTTACACCAATGCAGATGCGGTTATCTTTTGGGATAGTGACGTGATAGCGTGTGAACCAGTGGACGTTTCGGAATGGGTGAAAGACGGTAAGCCGATAATCTACAAAACGCCATACGAACGCACGGAAACACCTTGGAAGCCTATCACTGAAAAGGCGGTAGGTTTTCCAGTAGCTTACGAATACATGCGGAGGATGCCACTTGTTTACCGCACAGACACCCTGCGTAATGCTTGCGCTCATGTTGAGGCAACGCATGGCATGACTTTGCGCCACTACCTTAAACTTTGCCCACATCGTGCGTTCAGTGAGTTCAATGTTCTTGGGGCGTATGCGGAGAAATTCGAGGCCGATAAATACCACTTCATTGATACGGAAACTGTACACATGCCAAAGAACAAGGTGGATCAAATGTGGTCGTGGTCGGGGCTAACAGCGGAGGATATGAAGAAAATTAACGGATACTTAGGATGAGGCTACCTGAACTAAAAACACGTTACAACATCGGTAATGTATTGGACGCGATGGGGCTGACGGGCGAAGGCGTAGAGGTTGGCGTTGCCTTTGGTGAGAACGCAGAGATCATACTTGACACCTGTTCACTTCAAAAGTTATGGCTGATTGACCCGTGGGATTACGTGCCGAACGAAAACCCGAAAGGCTACGCAGATGCAATAAAAGACTGGTTAGGCTGTTATCGGTATTGCCGTGAGAAGTTGGACAGGTTCGGAGCGAGGGCAAGGATGATGCAATTCACAAGCGTCAAAGGCGCGGAGTTGTTCAAAGATGAAAGCCTTGATTTCGTCTACATTGATGCTAACCACATGCGGCCTTACATTGATAACGACCTTAAATCATGGTTCGGAAAGGTAAAGAAAGGCGGGATATTCGGAGGCCACGATTACCACATTGTTGACCGAGATGATTACATTTGTCAAGTGAAGGCCGCAGTAGATGAGTTTTTCGATGGCAAAGGCTATACGCTTCACGTAACGGAGGACGATGATCCGAGTTGGTATGTAATTAAGAAATAATCGCTATCTTTAAGGGTAAATAACAGCGAAAAGATGGAAGTTTGGAAAGATGTAAAGGGTTATGAGGGGTTTTATCAGGTGTCCAATATGGGAAACGTAAAGTCCCTCAAAAGGACTGTTCCACACCCGCGATCTAAAGTGATTACATATAGAGAAAGAATAATGAGGCCATCTGATACTAATGGGTATAAATTGCTCCGACTTAGCAGAAATGGCACTTCAACTCATTTTTTAGTTCATAGGTTGGTAGCAATGCATTTTTTGCATAACACCAAAAATTCACCAGAGGTTAACCACATAGATTATGATAGGTCAAACAATAAGGCTGACAATCTGGAGTGGTGTACGTCACACGAAAACAAACAGCATTCTGCGGATAAATATAGGGGGTCAAATAATGGCACGGCTATATTAAAAGAAGCGCAGGTAGTAGAGATAAAGTCAGTGTTGTCCAACCAACAAAGGCCGACCTACCTAGAAATTAGTTCGCGTTACGGAGTATCGGCTGCATGCATTCAAAAAATAGCATCAAACAAGATATGGAGGCACATATAGAAATATGGAACGGGATAGCTTTAATAAGCTATGATTCACATATAACCCAATGGGTGAAAATGGAAGGTCGCCTTGACCATGACAGAAATCTTTTGCCTTTACTTGCACCATACATTCATAAGGGATTCACAGTCATAGACATAGGCTCTTACGTTGGCGACCATACCAAATACTACGTTAACCGCGTAGGCCGCGAAGGGCGCGTGTATGCGTTTGAGCCTAACCCTCCCGCCTTTGAGTGTCTGGAATACAATATGGCGAAATATCCTAACGTGCTATGCCTAAACATGGGCGCAAGTGACAAGCCCCATAAGATAGCGATTGCCCAGAATGATAACGTTGGCGCAAGTCATGCCATAGATGGAGACGATGTTTCATGCGTAACTATTGATAGCCTTTCGCTTAGTTCGTGCCACTTCATTAAGATGGACTGCGAGGGCATGGAGTTACGCGCTTTGAAAGGTGCTGAAAAAACCATAGCGAAATTTCGCCCAGTTATGTTGTTGGAAATAAATAGGGGCGCATTGGAAAGGCAAGGAACGTCAGCAGACGAGGTCTTTACATGGCTGAATGAACACGACTACACGTATCGGAATATCTACGCAGAACAAGGCTTAGAGGATGATCAGTTGGATATAATCTGTTTGCAGAAATGAAAATAGACACTAACGTTTGTGTTGGATTCCAAGATGGATACTGCAAAAATGAGCAGGGGCATTTGTTCTTGAAGGGTGCGCCTTACGGCATTTCAGTGGGCAGTGTAGTTACAATGGAAGTTTCCGATGCTGGATATTACCATAAGATATGGGTGAACGGGGAATTGGTAACTGAAAAGCACACCAAGAACGAATGAAGAAAGCCCTTGTAAGTGGCGTAAGCGGCCAAGACGGAAGCTACCTTGCCGAACTACTACTTTCGCTTGGCTACGAAGTTCACGGCATTATTCGCGCATCTTCATCAATGATGCAGCAGTCACCGCGACTGTTCAACTGCTATTCAAACCCGAACTTCTACACCCATTACGGTGACATGACAGACCCGTTAAGCCTTGAAAGGGTATTGACGGAGGTTATGCCAGATGAGGTGTACAACCTTGCCGCTCAAAGTCACGTAAGGA